GCCGCTGCCACGCTGTCCGAGTATGCCGTCGGCTCACCCTCCCACACCGCCGCCGTGCGCGGCCTGCAGGCGCTGGACGCGGAAATCGCCACCGTCATCGCCTCACAACAACGCTGGCAGCAGCGGATTCAGGACACCGCGACCGATGCGCTCGGCAATGCCCTCGGCGATCTCGCCACCGGCGCAAAAAACTTCAAAGAGGCTTTCCGCGATATGGTCAGCAGCTTCGTCCAGGGCGTGGCGCGGATGGTCGCGCAGGAAGCCGCTTTGCGTGCCATCCGTTCCATGTTCAGCGGCTGGTTTGGTGGTGGTGCCGCAGGCGCGAGCACGGTGAGCGCAGGCGTTCACCACATCGGCGGCATTGTCGGCCACGCCGTGCGCACCCGCGCCATTTCCCCATTGCTGCTCGGCCACGCGCCCAGATACCACAGCGGCGGCATTGCCGGGCTTGGCCCCAATGAAATCCCCGCAATCCTGCAACGTGGCGAAGAAGTGCTGACCCGCAACGACCCGCGCCATCGATTCAATACAGGCAACGGTGGCAGCTATGACCGCGTGGTGATCCACAACTACAACGCAGGCAAGGTTGATGCCCAACCAAAAACCACCCGCATGCCGGGTGGACATGAACTGCGCGATATGGTGATCAATATCACTGCTGATAACCTCGCCAATGGCGGCCTGATCGCCCAAGCCGGAAAACAGCGTTTTGGATGGAGTGAGGTATGAGCGCGCTACCGTCCTATGTCCATGTGATGTTATTGGGTCTGTCCGAAGAGGAAGACCCCGGCATCGTGTCATGGCAAGCCGAACGCGGGCCGAAAAAATACCGCGTCATCAACAGCAAGATCGAAGTCAAACTGCACCTCGCACTGTATTTCAAAACCCCGGCGGATAATGCCGCGTTTGTCGATTGGTGGCGCGATGACATCAAACGCATCGGCACGTTTGAGATCACCCACCCGTTGAGCGGTGAAATCGTCAACGTCAATTTTGCCGATGGCTCGATTGGCCGCTATGAACTCATCGACGATACCGCCTTTGACGGCCGCCGCGCGGTGGTCATGGAGTATCTCAAATGAGCAGCTTCCTGCAACGCCGCCAGCGCCTGCTCGATACCGACAGTATTTTGCTGTTTCTGGAAATCCTCTGGTCGGACGCGGGCGAAACCCTACGCCTTGTCAACGACAACCGCGACTGGATCAGCAACGGCAACACCTATATCGGCTACCCGTTCCGGTTTTCCCCGCCTGAATCCCCGCGCGGCGCGATTGAAATCGACAACGTCGGGCGCGGCATTGTCCAAGATCTGGAAAGCTGGCTGCCGGGGCAAACACTGGACGCTCGCCTGATGCTTGCCGACCGCGCCGACCCGCATACCTACATGATCGACATGCCGCTGCCGATCATGCGCGTCTCGTGCACTGCCTCGGTAGCTCGTGCCGAAGGCGGGGTTGATCTCATCATGCGCCAGCAGTCCGTGCGCCTGCGCTATACCCCCTTCATCGCGCCGGGGGTGTTTTGATGGAACTGGCCAGCATTGAACATTACACGGGCATTCCCTATTGCGAACGCACGTTTGACTGCGCCGATCTTGTGATATTGGTGCAGCGCGAGCTATTCGGGCGCGATGTCCATCTGCCCGGCAAGCGCTTGCGCGGCCTGCGCGGGGCAACGCAAGTGGGTGATCTTTCGCGCCAATTTGCACGGCGCACAGATGCCCCACGCGATGGCGATTTGGTACTGATGATCGAACACGCCCGCCCGGCGCATGTCGGCGTGTATTTCTGGCTGGCGCATGAAGCATGGGTATTGCACACCAACGAACGCAACGGGTGCAGCGTTCTGCACCGCATGCGCGATTTACCCGAATTCGGTGTGATTGTTGAGGGGGTGTATGCATGGTATGAGGCAGGTTGATTTTTGATTTGGTTACAACAGCGGTTTGTATTTCTTCTTTCATAATGAGGCACAGCAATGAATACAATAAATAATGAAGTGGGCACAACCACCGGTTTCTTGACAACAGGTGACGTACTGGTCGATGACTTGATGCGGTGCTTGAATCAATCGGGACGTAACAGCATCGAAAACTTTCAGGCATTGGCACGGGTAGTGATGTGGTGTTCGCTCCCTGATTTTTCCGAAGAAACATCCGAAATGTCCTCGGCGCGGGAACTGCTGCGAAATGGGGCGCTGATGTTTGACAGGGCAGTGAAACAGGCACGCATCAAGGCTGATGATAAATAAGTCGATTAACGCTGAATCAGGCGTGTTGTGAAACGCATGAAAACACTCGCACAATCTCCCGGCCAACTGATCCTCACGCCGCATCCGATCACGTTGGATGGCCAGCGCGTGGAGACTTGGCATGCCGGACCGGGACAGACGCTGCATGCCCTGCTGTCCCGACACGCCCCTTCGGTATTGGATGGCGCACAACCGTGGATTGTCAGCATAGGGGGTATCCCCATCCCGCGTGAACAGTGGTTGCACATCACTCCAAAACCCGGTCAGATCGTCGAAGTACGTGGAGGCACGGGCAAGATGGCGCTCGCTATCGTTGCCTTTATCGCCTTGACCTATTTCACGTTCGGGCTTGGTGCCGCTGTGGGCGGTTCCTTGTTGGCCGCTGCGGGAGGTGGCGCGGCAGGATTCGCGCTCGCGACAGGCGTTTTCATGGCGGGCAGTATGCTCATCAATAAAGTGCTGGCCCCGAAGCCGCCGCGTCCACCCGCACAACCCGAGACTGTCTACAGTATCGGCGCAGGGCGCAATCAAGTGCGTCAGTATCAGCCCCTGCCATTGGTATTCGGGCGCGTGCAGTATGCCCTGGACATCATCGGCAATCCCTATCCTTGGTATCAGGGGCGTGATCAATATATCGGCGTGGTGTTGACACCCGGCATCAATGCCGGGCGCGTCGAGGCGTTATATAACGGAGACACCCTGTTATCAACGTATGAAGGCGTGCGCGTCTGGCACAGCGGATTCCCGGAAATGCCCGATGAGGACATCCCGCTGTATGGCAATGCCGACACCCTCACCGGTGCGGAGCTCGATGGCAACAAAACATGGATTGAGCGCACCACGCCACAGGACACCGTGCGCGTCACAGTGAATCTGGAATATCTGTTGGGAGATGTCACCAGCAAGGGCAGGCCCCACAACAATCAGGAAACCATCGAGGTTCAGTATCGCGAAACGGGAAGTACTGACTGGCAGATATTTGCCAGCCGTAACCTGACCAACAATACCTACGACACTATTCGCAGCGCGATTTCAAAAGATCTTCCGCGGGGGCAATATGATATTCGCGTGCGCCGTCAAGGGCGCGCCAATACCGCACTCAATGCCAAGGCGCAATTTGCATTTACATCACTCATCTGCGTACAGGCCGATGATGCCGATTATTCCGGCATCCCGCGCATCGGTGTGGAACTCAAAGCCAGCGGGCAATTGCAACAACCCGATGAATTACGCTGCATAGTACATTCGCGCCCAACGCCGGTATGGAAGGGGGAAAGTGCAGGATGGGTGACTGAAGAAACGTCCAATCCCGGCGCACACCTGCTCGCCTATGCGCGTGGCATTTACGATGACAATGGCCGTCCACTGGCGGGAATGTTTCTGCACGAAAACCAAATTGACCTCCCGGCATTTCAAACCTTCATGCTGCATTGCGCGGCGGAAGGGTATACCTATGATTATGTCGTCAAAGATGCCCGCAATCATGACGCCATGTGCAACGCACTGGCGTTGGCAGGTCTTGGGCAGATCGCTTGGTCTACCGGGCGGTTGAGCATTATCTGGGCCGCGGATGGACAGCCCTTGCAGGGCGTGGTCAATATGGCGACCATCAAGCGCGGCTCATTCCAGATTGATTACACCCTCGCCAACGCCGCCGACGGCATCGAGTACAGTTATTACGATGCCAGTGACTGGACTACCAAAACCCTGCGTGTGGCGGTGCCGGGCAAAACCGAGGCTTTGAACCCTGCCAATGTCACCGGTGAAGGCATCACCAATGAAGTGCACGCCGCCAAACTGGCGCGCTATCACCTCGCACAAAGCCTGTACCAGTACAAGGATATCCAGTTCACCGCCGATCTTGAGCACTTGAGCTACCGGCGCATGTCGGTGCTGGCACTGCAACATGACCTCACCCAATGGGGCTACGGCGGGCGCGTGCAATTGGCCAGCGCAAGCGGCGGCAAGGTCACATTGAGCTTGGAAGAACCCGTCCCTGCCCCCGCCTCCGGCAACGCCTTTATCGGCCTGCGCATTCCCGGCGAGCGCGTATATCGGGTATTCAAAATCACCGTATTTACCGGTCACAGCGACACCTTGACCCTGTCCGAACCATGGCCGTCCGATGCACCATTGCCCGGCGATACGCCGGATAACCCTGCCACTGATACCCTGTGGATTTACGATTTCAAACAAACGCCGGGATATCGCGTACGCGTGGTCGGGATTGAACCGGAAGCAGATTTGTCTGGCGCCCGCGTACGCGTAGTACCCGAATCTCCCGAGTTCTGGGATTACGTCAACACCGGACATTATGTCCCACCTGCCAATGCATCCCTGCTTGCCACCCGTCCTGTTGCCAGCAACCTCAAAATAACTGAATCGCAGGTAACACAGGGCAATACGGTCTATACCGAATTGCAGGCCAGCTTCGACGTGGACGGTCAAATGGCCTTTTGCACCGTGCATAGCGCAATGCAGGATGGCAGCGATTGGACTGAATTGCAGCAAGTTGCCGAGGCACGTACCAACAGCGCCCGCTGGCGGATTGCATCTGCCGGTATCTACAAGATCATCGTGCGCCCATACAGCGCTGATGGCGTTGTCGGCGGTATTGTCGAAGGCATCTACGCCACCACCGGCACCGGTATCGCACCACCTGCATTTGACTGGTTTGACGTGACAACACTTCCCGGCGGAGTGCGCAAATATACCTGGGGATATGACGTCGATACCATTCAGGCGACCGATTTTGCCGGGGCCGAGATCGGGTATATCCCCGGCACTCACGCCGCACCCGATTGGGACAGCCTCACCCCGTTGGGTGGCGCGGATGGATATCTTACCAACGGCGCGGAATTTACCGTTCCGCCCGCCGGGGACTGGACATTTGCCGCCCGCGCCCGCAATACCTCGGGTGATGTCTCAGCGCCCATCATCCTTAATAAAACCTTGGGCGAAAACCTCGGCGAGCAGCTTGAACACCTCGGCAAAGACATCAATGAAATCATTGCCGAACAGATCAAAATCCAGAATGCCATCGATCAGGAAATCCTCGACCGCTTCAATGCCGATGCCGAATCGGCAAAGGCACTGGCCGATGAAACACTGGCGCGCGCCCAGGCCATCGCCGCCGAGCGCACAGACCGCATCGCCGCGGTCAGTGCCGCGCAAACCCGTATCAACGCCATTGTCTCCGATTCGATTTTGAGCGCGGATGAAAAACCGCAGTTCATGATTGATTATCAAACCCTGCTGGATGAACTCCCCGGCATCACCACCGAAGCCCAGGCATCGGAGGCCGATGTCGAACTCACCGCCTACACCACCGCCCTGAACGCCCTCACCGCCTATCTGAACACGCTCACCACCCCGACCCGCTGGGATGACCCCGGCGGCGATACCACGCTCACCTGACCCACTACACGAGGATAACTCCCATGACTGCCGCCACCGACACACTCGAACACCAACTGCTGAAACTGCTGTTCAACAACACCGCCATGACCGGCCTCGGCGATGCCGCGGGCCTGCCCGGCTCCACTGAGCCCGGTGCGTTGTACATCAGCCTGCACGCCGCCGACCCGGGCGAAGAGGGTGCGCAGAATACCCATGAAACCGACTATGGCAATTATGCCCGCGTCGCCGTGCCGCGCACTGCCAGCGGCTGGACGATTATCGACAATGCATTCAAAAATACCGGCACCGTGCAATTTCCCGCCTGCACCGCAGGTGAGAGCACACTCACCCACGTCGGTATCGGCACCGCCGCCAGCGGCGCGGGAAAACTGCTTTGGCGCGCGGCTTTTACCACACCGCCCTCACTGAATGTGACCCAGGGCATCGCGCCCAAATTCGACCCCGACGTGATCGCAGGCGAGGTGAACTGACATGGGTGATACCGCGTACAACATCGGCTCCCTGCCTGCATTGCCCGCCGATGGTTTGCAGGCGACCGATTTGATTGAAATCGAACGCCCCAATCCAGACCCCGGCCAGCCCAATGACAATTACCGCATGACCTGTGCTGGGCTATTGGCGGCCACCGCATCATCCAGTCAGGTGCAGCTCGACCTGTCCCCGCCCGCCCCCGGTTGGGTGGAGCAAGGCTCTATCCAGTTGCAGGCGGAATATCCCGAATTGTTTGCACTGGCTGGCCTGATCGCGGATGAACCCGCTGGCCGGACATGGGGGCCATTTACGCCGGTATCCGGCATCGCCAGCGGCAGTGCCGGGTGCTGGGTAACTGGACGGACGCTGCTCATATTCGGAAGTGATGCCGTCAGGCGCAGTACTGATGGCGGGCAGAATTGGGACACCATTTCAATGTCCGGAAATTGGCGTACATGCTGCCGCGTCAATGACAGCATTGTACTGGCGGCGGGGAGCTATGGAAACCAAGGAAAAATCATCCGCAGTACGGATTCAGGTGAAACCTGGAATGAGGTGTTATCTGATGGAAGTGGCACCAGTTTTATTGGATTTTTGATGCATTCAGAAAACAGAATCATTGTGATCTCAAATAGTCTATATGGCCAACATAAAGGAAGCTCAAATCAGGGGGCCACATTCAATTACGCAACCCTTCCTTCTTCCTATAATCAATGCCCTGTCGTTCTCGATGAAAGCACTGCAATTTTGGCGCGTTCAGATCAAAATTCATTGCCGATTGTCGTAACTCTCAATGGTGGTCAGACGTGGTCGAGCATCCAGCTGGGTGGAGTTTCACTCATAGTTAAAGCTGGATTACGACTGAGCAATCGGATCGCCGTACTGCTCACTACCAAAGGAATTTTCAGGACAGCCGATGCTGGATATTCCTGGACGCACGTACATAACGAGAATTTGTCCACTGGTGAAACAACCGGCGTATCTCCGGGAACGGGCATTGCGGTATTTATATTGAGCACCGGTACGTACATGTATTCAAATGATTTCGGTGTTTCATGGCGGAAATTTTCCAAATCAAATGGAAGTTACGCGAGTGCGACTGTCCTTTCCGATGGTACGGCGTTTGCTTTTGGGAACCCCTTGCTTCGCTCCCTCCCCCAATATCGGTACGATCCTGACACTCAGTTCCGGGTGCCGCGTATCCGTGGCATTGCGCCGCCATTGCGCGCTTGGATCAAGGCCGCGCCATGACCCAATTCCGCATCATCGGCAGCGGCCACCGGCGTGAATTGGGCGATGGCCACATCCGCGCCATCCGCGCCCCCGGCCCGGCCAGCGCCGCCATTGTGGCGGCGACAGTGGCGGCCACATTCGGCATCACCACCAGCATCAGCGCTACTGTGCCTGTCGCTGCATCGCCACTGTCAGT